CGTAGTCCTCCGTGCGGATGTACAGGATGGTGTGCGCCTTGTACAGTCCGGTGTCGAAGTTCTGCTTGGCTCCCGCCTCCCAGTGTGAATTATGCTCCCGCGTGCCGCCTTCCACGATCACCACAAGAACGTCCTTGCCGTCGATGATGTGCCGGTCGGCGTGCTCGTTGCCGTTGAAGAACACGGTGTCGATGTCCGCCGCCGCGCAGTCCTTGAACGTAGGCGGAGGGGGCAGCCCCTCCGCCTCATTCCCATAGTCCTGTTTCAGCTCGAACAGTGCCATCTCAGCACACTTCGGCCACCAGCCAGCTATCCACCTTGTCGGGGATGGGCAGCGGGTGCGCCTGCAGCTCCACCATGCGGCGGTCGGGATGATGCTCCACATAGCTGCGCAGGACGCGGCTGGTCTGGGAGGTCACCCACAGGCCGGATGCGTCCTCGATGTAGGTGCAGGCACCGTAGGCCATCATGTAGTTGGGTCTGGAGCTGATCAGGATGATCATGTTGTCCGGGATAAGAGGCTTGGTCTCCGGCGCGTCAGGGTTAGTCCAGTCGTCGTAGTAGACCTCGCCATAAACATACATGTCAAGGCTGGGGTCGTTCAGGTGGCCGAGGTACTTCACACCGTTGGGCAGGTCGCGGGGGGCGATCTCGCCGAGGTTCATGCGGCGGTTGTCCAGCATCTTCTGCACGTTGGCATCGGCAAAGAACTTTGCCTTGGCCGTCTTGCCCATGATGAGGGTGTCCACGTTGGCAAAGCCGCCGTGCAACACCGCGTCCGTCCAGTCGCCGAGGTTGCCGAGGATGTCAGCCTTGCTGCCGCCCCACTTGTTGTCGCCGGTCAGGGTTTTCTTGTTGGTCAGGCCGAAGTCGATGGTCTCGTTCACGCCCTCTCCCACAATGGGAATGGTGCCGGTCACGATGGCCTGCACCGCCATCCACTCCTCGCGGCGCGTGGTCGCGTCGTTCAGCGTGGCATACTCCTCCATGAGCTTCTGCGCGGCCCTCTGCGCAGGGGTCATGCCGCTGTACAGATCTTCGCCCGTCAGGCGGGTCATGAGCTGGTCAGCGGTGGTCACGTCATAGGGGTTGATCAGAGGGGGCTTGTAGCTCTCGGTCTGGTAGCCGTTGGCTTTCAGCACCTTTCCGCCCACGCGGGGATGGACAAAGGCCGCCATGCGGCGGTCGCCTTTCACAAGGTCGATGTCCACGCGCTCGGTAGCGAACGTCTTGACGTTGGTGAAAAAGGTGTCGCGGAAATAGGTGTGTACGGCAGGGGTCTGTCTCACCACCTCCGCCAGATAGCGGGGGGAGTAAATGTTCACTTCGTTAGCCATGTTCTTTCTTCCTCCTTACTTCAAGTAGATGCCGAGGTTGCGCAGAGGAACCTCCACGTCCGCAGCGGTGGCGTTGGCGGGCAGCACCAGCGCATCGGCGAAGAACTCGCCGGAGAGGTACACGATGCCGTCCTCGCCCGATGCGGCATCCTCTGCCAGAATACCGTACAGGCCCGTGGTGGTCACGGTATAGGGGGCGCTGCTGCCGCTCACGCTGATGGCGGCCAGCTTGCCGTCGCTATTGAGAACCACGGGAGCGCCGCGCTTCAAGGCGGCGGATGCCTCCTTGACTGCCGTAACGATCTCCGCATTACCTGCGATCAGGTAATCCGGCTGCGTGGAAAAGGTCTTTTTCGCCAAATCCATACTCATGTTCTTTCTCCTCCTTTACTGCTTCTTGCCCATGGACTTGATCGCGTCCATGAACTCGTCCTGCTTGCCTGCACCGCCGCCGTTGCCGCCGTCGTTCTTCACGCCGCCCATGCCGCTCTTGTCGGCGTCGCCCTTTGCGGCGTTGAGCCATGCGCTGCCGCTCTCCTTGGCAGCCTTCATCACGGCCACGGCGTACTCGCTGGCGCTCACCGGCTTGGTGAACTTGGCCTCGTTCGTCAGCGCCTCGCTGCCGGACAGAGCCATGTCCTCGATGTCGCGGATGCGCTGGCGCTCGTCGCTCGTCGCTTTGTTCGCCGCCGCCTCCTCGATTTCCTTGACCAGTGCGGGATAGGCCCCGCGCAGGTCGTCCACGGTCTTGATCTCGTTTGCCATGTTCGTTACCTCCTTATGGCAGTTGTTATTTACAGAGCAGGAGGCGGGAGCTGCCTTGCTGCTTTGTACAAAGTTGGGTGCCTTGTCGAAAGGCAGGTGTGTGTTGACGCTGTTGACGAACAGCATCCCGTCCCGGTTTTCGATCACCGTGCCGTCCGCCTCGTCCGTCAGCTCGTCGATAAAGCCGTTTTCCTTGGCCTGCGCCGCCGTCCACCAGCTTGTCTCGTCCATCCATCCGGCCACCTCGTCCTTATCCCTGCCCGTCTTTTTCGCATACAGGCCCACGATGCTTTCCCGGATGGCGTTCATCGCCTCGATGTACTTCTGCAATTCCTCGGCGTTGTAGTAGCCGTGAGCGCCCATGCGCACCGGATGCACCATGTAGGTGCTGTCGTTGGCGGCGATCACCTTGCCGCAATGGCAGGCGACGATGGTTGCCGCGCTGGCGCACAGTCCGTCGATCTTCGCCGTCACTGCCGCCGGGTGCTGTTCAAGCTGGTTGCCGATGGCCTGCGCTGCGAACACGTCGCCGCCGCTGTTGATGCGCACCGTGATCTCGTCCAGCGCTCCCAGACCGGCCAGTTCCTCCGCAAACTGCTTCGGGGTCACCTCGTCGCCCCACCAGCTCGTCTGCGAAATGTCGCCGTAAAGCAGCAGCTCCACCTTGTTTCCTGCCTGATTGCAGAATTTCCAGAATTTCTTGTTTTCGGGCATTTCTGTTTTCCTCCTATTCTCCCGCCGTCTGCGCTTTTCCGATCTCGTCCACCTTGCGCTTGCGCTTGGCCTCCGTCACGCGCAGTTTGATGTTGCGGTTGTAGTCCCCGCCGGTCATTTGCGCCGTCTCCTCCTGCGCCGTGCTGAAACCTGCCTCCACCCGCTTGATGGCGGCATCCACCTCCTGCACGGGGTTCAGGTTCGTCCGTGCCGGGCCGTTCCACGCACAGGCCGTGTACGCCTTGCGCCGCGCCGGGTCGGTGAAAAAGCCCGGCGCGTGGATACGCCCACGGGCGACCGCCTCGGCAAACCATTCCTCATAGACCGGCTGGCAGAAATCGTCTGTAAACCAGTCCCGCTGCATACTACAGGTGCGCCAGAACTCGTTGAGTGCGCCGCGAGCTGCCGAATAGCTGGTGGTGAACTGCTTCATCATCACCTCCGGCGGTATCTCCAGCCCCGCGCCGATCAGGCGGATGGTGGCGTTGGTAAACTCGTCGTACCCGGTGTTCGGGTGCTTCGGGTCTGCAAACTGCACCTCTTCGCCGGGGTTCAGGTCAATGATGGCCCCCGGCCCCAGCTCGATGCTGCTCTGGTCGGCGTTGTCGATCAGCTCCTCCGCCGGTATCATTTCTCCAAACGGTCTGCCGTCCGACGGGTTTTGTGACTTCACGAACACCGTGAACATGGCGCTGATCACCGCCGCCGTGATCTCCGCGTCCGTGTAGCGTCCAAGCTGTTTCAGGCTCTCCAGCACAGGAGCCAGCAGGGGAACGCCCCGCCGCTGGCCGATGCGCTCCCGGCTCATGATGTGCAGCACGTTCCTCCGTCCGGTCGCCTCGCCGTAGGCTTCCACCCTCTGCCACGTCAGCCCCGCCGCGTCCACGGCGCTGTTGCTTCCCAGCGGGTGCCGGTTGCATATCCAGTATGCCGTCACCATACCGTCCGCGTCGGTCTCCACGCCCTGCACGATGCTTTCTACCTCATAGCCCTGCACGGTACAGGGCATCAGCCGGTCAAAGCCGTCCGGGCTGCATACCCGGTCTGCCTCGATCAGTCGCACACGCAGGTCATACGGTTGCCCGGCCTGATGTTTCATGGGCAGCAGGGCGATGGTGTCTCCGTTCATCAGGTAACTCAAAAAGGCAAGCTGCTGGAGCTGATAGAAGTTGTCCATTCGCTCCGCGTCGCATACCGGCGTGTCCGCCCACAGGGCGAACTCCCGCACGATCTGCGCTTGCAGCTTCTCCGCCGCCGCCTCGTCCAGTCCCAGATAGTCGCTGTCGAGCTGCGGCGCAGGCATCAATCCGCCTGCCACTACGTTCGTCCGCATGGTTTTCAGCGCTGCCGTGGCTGTCGGGATGCCCATGTAAGCGTCCCGGCTCCGCTGTCGTAGAACGTCGATGTTGTCCTCGATGTCCTCCTTGGCGCTGCCGCCGTGGTACATCCAGCCCCTCATGCTCTTTTTCGTCAGGTTGGCTCCGTAGTTGCCATACCCGCTGTTGATCACGCTCAGCGCGGCTCTCGCCGCCGCCCGTTTCGCCGCGTGGACGGGAGCCACGGTCATGATCGCCCGATCAAGGATATTCGGTTTCTCCATGCGCTCCCTCCTCATACGTCGCGAGCCACGGCGCGATAGGCGCGGTTCCGCCCGCCGTGCTTATCCTCTGCCTCTGCCTCGGCCAGCTTTCCGGCCCAGTATTCCATTTCCTCGCGCACCTGCTTCAAGTCGGCTCGCGTCAGCATACGGCTACCGATCTGATAGCTCTGGCCGGTGGCGATGGCCTCCTCCGCCGCCAGCCATGTATTCAGCTTCTTTTGGCACATTTCTTTCGTAAAGACTGCCAATTAAATCCCTCCTCGCCTCCGGCGGCCTGCCGGACGTTTTCTGATTGGCTTTGCGATCTCACCCTCCTGCAAAACGGGATTGGCGATCTCCAGCGCCGCCGTAGCGTAGTTGCGCAGGTCAAGCGGCTCGTTGCGCTTGTGCTTGCTGTCTTTCAGCTCCCACGCCACAACGCTTCTGCCCTTGCGCCAGCGCACCACCATTTTTTCGGCTGTCAGGCCGATAAAATACTGCTCGTCATAGCCTGCTTCCTCGTTGAGCGGGAAGTGACAGTAGTTCGGCCCCTTGGTCTCGTGCCGCAGTCGTTGATACAGCAGGGCCTTTCCCGCGTCCACGCCGATGATGAACAGCGGCGTTTTCACGCGGTTGTTGGTGGTGGGATTTCGGATATACGGCACGTCCGCACCGCCCTTGCCCTTGATCGACCATATCTTTCGCTCCCACCGTTCCGCCGTGAAGCGGTATACCTGATCTGTGTGGTGACCGCCGGTGTCGATGCAGGCGCTCATGATGTGCAGCGCCGTCCCGTCTTTTTTCTTGAAGCCCCCCAACAGGAAATTGTCGAGGTCTTGCCATACCTGCTCTTTCAGCATATCGCCGTATATCTTCTGATAGCGGATACCCCAGCTCTCCTTGCCAATGCCCCAGCCGACCACCTCCACCTCGAAGCGGTCGTCCTGCACGTCTACACCGGCTGTCAGCACCAGCACTCCCTCCGGTACGTCTGCGTCGTACAGCTCCCGCCGGTTCAGCAGCGCGGCATCCTCCACCTGCTCGCCCTGTTCCTCCCACGTTTCGCCCAGCTCCGTGTTTACCCAGACTTTCATGCCCTCCGGGTTTCCCTGATCGAGCTGTTCCTTTGCCACAAGGAACTTCTGCACGATCTCTTTCCATGAGCAGAACGTAGAGGCCAGCGTGTTCAGGTGAAAGCCCCGTGCCTCCGCGCCGGGGTTCTCCGGCACAAAGCGTCCGCGTTTGCTGGCCTGCTTCCACTGGTATTCTCCGTTCACCACGCCGCAGCGCTCACACTTGTACAGCACTTCGCCCTGTGGGTCGTCCTTGTCAAATACCACGTTGGCCCACACGAACGGCTGGTAATGCCCGCACTCCGGGCATGGCACATTCCATTCCTCCCGCGTGGACTGGTTGAACTCCGTCTCGATACGGCTCTGGCCCTTAATGACCGGCGTGGATACGATCACCGTCTTTTTGTCCCAAAAGGTTGTCTGTCGCTTCTGGGCCAAGGAAAGCGGGTCGCCCTCCGTTCCGGCGCTTGCCGGGTAGCGGTCAACCTCGTCTGCCAGCAGCACCTTGATAGGACGGCTGGCAAGGCCGGTCGCGCTGTTCGCGCCCACGATGGTGATGTGGCCGCCGGGGAAATTCTTCTTCATGATGGTGTTGCCGGAATAGCGGCTTTTCACGTCGATCTTGTCCCGCAGCTCCGGCGTGTCCCGTATCATGGGCGCAAGCCGGTCTTTGGAAAAGGTCTGCCCCATGTCCAACGTCGGCTGCATCACGAGGATGGGGGCCGGGGCGTAGTCCATGTAGTAGCCCAGCGGGTTCAGGATAAAAGCGTCGGTCTTGCCGATCTGCGCCGCGCTCATGATCACCACCTTGCGGATGTGCGGGTCGCCGATTGCGTCCATGATCTCCCGCTGATACGGGGCCTTGTCCGTGTGCCAGCGGCCCGGCTCCGCGCTGCTCTCCGCCGACAGCACCC